CCATATCATCAATAACATTCCGAGCTTCTCGAATATTTATGCCCTCATATTCTTCCAACATTTTTTCTTGATCGGCTTTAACACGAGTCCACCACCCTACTTGATCCCGTAATTGATCTGAAAATAATTTAATATTATAAGCAGAATATTCATCTAAGCGTTGTAACTCTTCCTTTCGTAAAATAATTGCCTCATTAGTTTTCTTTTGATCTACCAATGCCTGATTTTGGTCGGTCAATGTTTTTTGAATCGCTGCCCCGCCAACAACACCCAATGAAATTTCTAATCGGCGCTTCTTAGTTTCTAACTCAATATCATCAAGAGCCTCATTCAATGTATTTAAAATGACTGTAGAATCAAATTGTATAATAGTTGCCAAATCCATCCGGGTTCCAGTGATTCCCTCCCGCAAACTTTTAATAGCCGCTTCAAATTGATCTTGTAAATTGAGAGCTTTTGCAAGACTCATATATTTTGTCATATTACGCATTTCTTCTTCAATCTCAGCTCCCAATCGTTTTTGTTCTTCTAAGGCTTCAGTAATTTTCTTTTGATCGCCACGTCCTTTTGCTACTTCTAATCGAGATGCTTCAAATTTTTTAACCAACTCTGTGAGTTTGGTGGACTGTGCAAAAAGATCAGGTAATACTTGTTCTGCAATACGAGCTTGCTTAATTTTTTCGTCGCCAATTTTTTGATTCAGTGCCTGTTGTTCACGATAATTTAAACGGACAGCTTCCTCAGCTTTCCAAATCAAAGTGGCATTTTTACTGGTGTCAGCTACTTGTAAAGCTCGATCAATATATTGTTGTGCATTGTCAATTAAAGTTTTTGCTAATTCCTCTTCTCCCCGTTGAACCGCTCTTCCTGCTTCGGAACTTAATTGTTGACCGCGTTCAATTAAAGCCCATGTTTGTTGAATAACATTAAGATTTTTAATTTGTCTTTCAAAATTAAAAGCCTCGAGATTTCGACCAATAGCTTGTGTATCTTTTCCCAATTCCCGCAGATTCGCTCCTAATTCATCACTCAAACCGATTATTGAATTAACGAATGACCGAAAAGAATCGGCTCGATCTTGTAATTGCATATTCAAACTTTCATATGCTCGACTTTCTAATAAGCTAGCATCTTGTATACGCCTTTGTTCAGCTTTTGTAATAGCAATTGCAGTTTGTTGGGCAATACTTAGAATATTTCTGTATTGTTTAACACGCTCATCATATAATTTTCCTTCTGAACGAAGAGCATCTTTGATTCGAGATTCCTGTTGTTCTTTTAATAATTCGACAGATTCTTTAGCTTCATCATCAAGTTGATTCCAAAATCCAATTAAAGTTGCAACCGTGGTCCCGATGGCCAATGCTGCCAAAATAGGATGAGCTAATGTGGCAGCTTTAATTGCAGCTCCAGTATTTATCCAAGCAGCTTGAACTCGACCGGCCTGTGCAACCATTGCCGTTGATGAAGCAGCACTTTCTACCGCAGCTAGACGAATTTGTCGTCTAAAAAGAAGAAATGCTATAGAAGCTGCTCCTACCGCAGGTACCAATGCCAACATTGTATTTTTAGCACCACCAAATAAATTGAAAATATCAACTAATAGTTCATTCACTCCGCGCCCAAAATTATCAATAACCGCAACACGTAACTTATTAAGTTCAACTTCAACTTGTTTGGCATTAGTTTGAAAAATAAATTCCATTCGTTCTTCCAATAATTCTTCACTAGCCTCCTGAATCATCTTTAAGTTTTCACGGTATTTTTCCGCTGCTGGCCCTGTAAGACCTAAAGCACCTCTTACGGCTCGAATCCTTCCAAATAAATCTCCTAATTCGCTTGATGTCCCGTCAGTTTGTTTTCTAATTTCTTCAAGAAAACCTTGAAATGTGTATGCTTGAATACCTGCTTCAGCCGTAGTGATACCCAACTTATCATAAATTTTTTGTAATTCTTCTGTAGGACGTAATAATTTTAATTGGACATTGGAAATTAATGTCAATGCCTCATTAGCCTTTAATCCCGAAATTGTTAAAATGGCTATTGAGGCTAATAGTTCATCGAGTGAGATTCCAAGTTGAGCACCAAGGACTGAAATACGCCCCAGTGTATTACTTAATTCTTCAGCCCGTACACGTCCTAATTCAATAGTTCGGAATAATTTTGCAGCAATTATTTCTGTATTAGCACTACTTTCACCATACGCATTCATAATACCAGTTATTAATTCAACTGCATCATTCAATGTAGAAACTGTCGCAATAGCTAATTTTTGTGAAGCATTAAAAGCTAATAAAGCATCAGTCGCTCCTCCGACTTGGTTGGAATATAATTGATATTGTGCTTCAACAACAACATCCAAAGGTTGCCCTAAAAATTCCGATGCTTGTCGAGCTTGAATTGCTAACTCATTAAAACTAACACCTAACGTATGAGCAACAGTTTGAACTTCTGCCAAAGCGATTTCATAATCACGAGCCAATTGTACAGATTCTGTTAAGGCCCCAGTAACTTTTGAAATCATTTGGTGAATAACTTGAATAGTAAAAATACGAATCACACTCTGCCATGACAATACCATTTGTCGACTAACTTTTTGTGTAGTTTCACCTGTATCTTCAACAGATTCCTCAACTTTATTAGCTGCAGTATTAACCTCTGTTAATGTTTGAGCGACAGTCTTATTGCCTGAAGTTAGTCCTGATTGTGCAGCAGTAGTTGATGCAACAGCGGCATTTAATGTTTGAAGCGTTCTTAATGCATCAAGTGCTCGAACATTAAATACAGATGTTGCAGCGGCTGCTGACAACATATTACGATTATACGTTTCTAATACAGCATTCAAATTGCGTAAAGTTGCAATAGCCTGGTCGGCATCAAAACCCAATACTGTTCTAATAGATTCTTCAGCCATTATTTAATCCTATATCTATGAATAATGTAATTTGGACGAGGCAAATGTAAATCTTTTATTGCCTCACGAAATTTCATAATTCCAGCTTGAACCGAGAACCATGGGGCAGTAGGACTACCTCCCTTTGGGGCTTTCTTATATTCCTGTAAATTATAATGCGGAACATCAGTTTCAATAATCAAAGTAACAGAATTTTTATCAATATTTTGTTGAACAGTACCTAATTTTCTACCCTCAGGAATACGACTTTTTGCTTTAAGTGGAGTGAGTATAACGCGACCGCTAATAAGTTCACTCAATTCTAATAATGAAGCTCGAGCCATGCCACTCCATAAAGGGACTCGACCTCCCGAACCTGCAACGGCTTGTAACCAATTTCCTGCTGCCTTATGTAATTCATTTACAAGAAAATTCTTTAAATGCCGTTGATAGGTCGAGAGGTCGAGTGTAGCACCTGCAAATGTACCAACAAATTTCATTTTATTAATCCAGCTAAAAGATTATTCTCTTCCACATCTCGAATTCGTCCATATGCAATTATTTTGATTTTGGCATCACGTGTACATGATTCCCAAGAGTTTGAAACTCCTGGTGGTAAAATTCCTAATCGTTCACATGCACGCCAAATTGTATAATCTCCAGTACGTCCCTTAGGAAGGATTATTCGTTTTGCCGTGCCTGGAGACCGAGTAAAAAAAGTTTCTCAGCCTCCATAATATGAGCTTCACTTAAAGCATTAACAGCAAAACATTTAGCAATAATGCGATTAACTTCAATAAGACTAAAGCCAGAGTTTCGTAACTCCTGTTTGTATAAGGGCCACGTAGATGGATCACTCATATCAACAGTTTCCCATTCCAAACCTTCAGTGGCTTGAAGTGATTTTAAGCAAAGCCAATCAATACGCCTATCAGCATGTTGTTCCAGGGCCTTTTGATATGTTGGATCGTAAATATTACTAACTTCTTGTCCTGTCGCCAAACGCTTTTTAGGCGGTGTTGGTTCGGGACATAATTGTTTAAATTCTGTGTCATCCAATACAGCTTGAATCTTAAAAATGATATTGTCTTTACCTGCCCCACGTGGAAGTACAATATAATCAATATTTGGACCTTCAATTTGTTGGCCTTGAATTTTCATTATTAAGTACCACGGACTACAGTTGCCGTTGTCTTGTTACATTTTCCGGTACAAGAAATTTGAGCATCTGTTAAATTATGCTCCAATGTCTCATAACGAAATTCTTCTAACCTAATAAATTCCTTATTCGCACCACCACAACCTGGATCATACCACACTTCAACATCAACACAATATGGTTCACACAAATCACTTGATGTTGAAATCCAATCAACAGCTTCACCACTCTTCTTTAACACTTCTTCAATTGTTGGAATTGCGGAACCAGTAACAGCACTAATAAATTCCCAAACAAATTCAAAACTAACATCCATCGGCTCTTCGGGAGCATTTCTAACTGTATCCAATTTTCCACGATCCTTCAAATATTCTCGTGGAGTATTTTCTGTGTAAGTTAGATTCCCCTCACCAATTTTGATTTCTAATTTTCGACCGCCAAAAGTGACACTCCCACCGGCTGTTGTTGCAACTAAAAGACCAGGAGTAATTGTAATTTGTGTCGTTTCATTAGAAGTCACACCAGATGTGATTTCAACAACACTAACCGTAGTGGTAGAACCACCAGTTAAATTTGTTCCTGTTCCAGTAATCGCAGTCTTAACGCCTACCACATTAAAGGTTACAACCCAATCTGTCACCGGTCCGGGACCACCTGTTACTGTAACATTAGCAGATACGGGTGCCGCATTTAATGCTGATTGGACAGTTGCGGCTGTGGCATTATAAAGAATAGGAACGGTGGTGTTACCTCCATAAGTCAAAGTAAATGTACCGCCAGTAATTGTATTATTAATATTGACAGTTTGAACTTCTACAACTGGCGTTACACCTTGAGTTGTCTCAACAATATCAATTGTTGGTGATGTGCCACCAGTTAACAAATTTTCAGCTAACGTAATCATTGCCACATTTTGATTCCCCAACGCACCACTAAAGGTAACAGTCATTGCGGTTCCAGGAAATGGACCGCCCGCAACTGTAGCAGTTCCTTGAGGAATTGGATCTAAAGCTTCTAATGCTAATTCAACTTGTGCCGCAGTTGCATTGTAAACAATAGATTCAGTTGTAGCACCTCCAAACCCTAACTTAAAGGTACCGCCAGTTGGCGATCCAGTCATTGTTAAAGTTTGAACTTCATTCACACCATCAACGCCAGGCGTGGTTTCAGAAACATTAACATCCGTTAATATTCCACCAGTCAAGGATGTACCATTTCCAGTAATGGCGGGTTGACTCTTGGCACCTTGTGGACCTGTAAAAGTAACTGTCCATTTTGGAAATGCACCAGTGACAGAAATACCATCCAAACCAATTGTACTTAATGCTTCAAGTTGAGCTTCCATCACAGCGGCACTAACATTATAGGCCAAAGCGCCAGTTGTCTGACCTTGGAATGTAAGTGTAAAGGTGCCACCGCTTATGTCATCATCGATCTCAATTGTTTGAACTTCATTGGTTCCTGTTCCAAGTGTTCTAGCTGTAACAGTATATTCCTTTGAATCGGTACCAAATTTAACAGTTACTCCTGTAGTGGTTGCCGGATTAGGAACAGCCATATTCATACCACTTAATGCAATTTGTGTCTCACTAATAGGCTCAATACTTGGAGTGATAGGTGTATTGGTACCATTACCAAATCCATCACGAATATAAATATCAGCCAATTTCAAATCAATAGGAGCGTAGCAAAGTCGATATGGGATTGTTTGTAAGAACATTCTTACGCCTCCTCGTTATTTTATTTCTGAGAGGATGCCCGCTCTCATACGGTAATGTACATGACAAAAGAACCTTCAACAGTACCTTGCATTAATCGCATATCTACACGAACTTGACCAAAATCATTAACACGGGTAGGTATTTTAGGTTTTTGAACTAATTGAAGTATGCCTAAAAGATTACCATTACAATGGATACATAGGTCCTGCATGGCATCCATCAAGATGCCTTTAATACGTGATGTTTCATGGAAACTTATATGATCCCAATTCACTGAATATAAAATATTAACTTCTAATTCAATTTTATAATAGTTTGAATTGATATGTGTGATATTAGGACCATCCATTCTAAATTCAATGAATATAGGATAATCTTGTGTATTTCGATGTGTACCTTCAAAGAAAATAGGTATGTTATTATGTTGGGCTACTTGATTCCAATATCTTGTAATATTTGTATAAATACATTCTGGCCAATTTGCAATTTCACCTACACTATAACCTTTTAAGTATGTTGGAGTTGTGATATGGTTAAAAGTTATTTGTTGGATTAAATCAATATTTTTAGCAAGTAATTGTCCAAACGTAATGGTATGGTTAACGGTTCGGTTATAAATTGTAATATTTGTAGCTAATTGTTCAAATATTATTGGTTGAATTAAATTTACAAATTCAATAGTCTTTTTGCTTGCTAAAAATGATTGACCCAATATTAAAAGATGATTTAATATTTTTTCTTGACTTTGATTTACTAAAATATTTTGTCCAAGATACAAAATTGTTATGATATTTCGATTAATCTCGCGGGAACCAATAGAAATATGACTAAAAGTTATTGTATGACTAATAGAACGCTCATAAATTACTGCGGCACCAGTACGACCATAGTAATCATTAGTACAAATACCATATGGTCCTGTATCAATACTACCTACAGCTTGACTTGTTTTTAATGTAGATGTAAATTGTCCACTCTGAAGATATAATTTATTATATCCATCTCCAATCCAAGGTGTATTACCATCATAAGATACACCAGTAATTACTGTATCAATACTACCTATATATTGACTTGTTTTTAATGTAGATGAAAATTGTCCACTCTGAAGATATAATTTATTAGCTTGTACTCCACACCAAGGTGTATTTCCGGGGAGACTATATGAAATACCGGTAGGTGCATTGTCAATACTACTTATGGCTTCACTAGTCTTGAGTGTTGATGTAAATTGTCCACTTTGAAGATATAATTTATCATCTGTAGTTCCAATCCAAGGTGTATTCTTATCTTCATCAACACTAATATCAGTAGATTGTGTATCAATACTACCTATGGCTTGACTAGTCTTGAGTGTAGATGTAAATTGTCCACTTTGAAGATATAATTTATCATCTGTCCCTCCAGTCCAAGGTGTATTATTACCATCATAAGTTATACCAGTAATATTTGAATCAATACCACCTATATATTGACTTGTTTTTAATGTAGATGTAAATTGTCCACTTTGAAGATATAATTTATCAT